GGAAGAACTTCTAGTTGAAAAGGCTGAGTCTGAAAAGGCTAAGTTTGATGCACAATCCGCAATCGGTTCTCTTGCTAGCGAACTAAGCGAACTAAAGAAATCTTTGGAGAGCGACGTTATTGCAAAGGCAGAACAAAGAGAGGCTAATACCGTAACTGTTGGAGATATTGCTAACATGTCATGGGATGAAGCACACAACGAATTTTCCCGTTTGAAGGGGGGTAACTAAATATGACAGGCTATTTTAAGACTATCGGAGATTTGGAGCGAGCGACCTATGGTATGGGAAGCGACAACATTTTGAAAAGTGAAGGCATTACTTCAGGAATTGAGGGCGCACACTTTTCAGCAACAGGCGGAACAACAGAATTGTATAACCTAGTCTACGGACAAAAGGTTTGGTCAATGATTAACCGTGAAATTAATGCACTATCTATGCTTCCTAAGAAACCTTGGAAATCTAGCGGTTGGAGAATTTTGAAGAGTAGAGCAGTTGGTGGTGGCGGAGATACTTTTGCTGCTAATGCTGACAAACTCGGTGGAACTGCTGAAAACGAGTCGCTATCTAACATTACTAACGTAAAGCCAGATTATGACACATTGAGCGTTACACCTAAGACAATTGCTCACACATTTGAGATTTCTGAAATTGCACAAATGATGGCAGGTCTTGATGATGGAATTGGCGACCTTATTGCTAATTACCGTGAAGAGGTTGGTATTACTCACGCAGAAGTTATGAATCAACAAATTTTGCTTGACCTAACTACTACTACACAAAAGGGGCTAAGAGCATCTGAACTTTCTGATGCTGAAAGAGATAGAAACCTAACTTCTCTTTACAAGATTATTTCTAACTTTGCTGAATTGGATAATAGCGGTTCTGAATTGTTCACCAATTCTTTGGATATTTACGGAACAACAAGAACAGACCCAGCAGGAAGTGTATCAGCCCGTATGTTGCACCTAGAATCTTACGTTGATTCTAATTCAGGAACAGATAGAAACCTAACGGTTAATCTCCTAAATACTGCTTTGAGAAACCTCATGGCAAGAGGTGGAGACCCTAAGGTTATTCTAACAGGATATGATACTATTCAGACTTTGGGAGAGTTGCTACAAGCACAAGAAAGATTCATGGGTCGAACAGAAGTTGTTCCTTCCCATTCAGGAATTAAGGGTGTTTCTGGCCGAGAGGTTGGTTTCCGTGTTGCTACTTATCACGACATTCCTATTATCCCAGTTAAGGATATGCCGAATGGTGGTGCAGGACTTTCAGATATGCTAATTCTAGATACTGACCATTTGTATCTTTGCACACTAAAGCCTACTGAATACTTTGAAGGTGGAATTAATGCTGATGTTTTCGGTCACGGAAAGTTGGGTCATCGAGGACTTTACAGAACCGTTGCTGAAACTGTCTGCACATACTTTAGAGGACAAGGAAAGATTATTGACCTACAATGAGGTGCTTTAAATGGGATTAAATACAATAACATTTATTGCAGACCATCATGGTTCTACTGCACCTAAAGTTCAAGGACATTATTACTATGTTGATTTTATCCTTGATGTAACAAAGGGGGCTACGGCATCAGTAACAACAACAGTAGATTATACTGCGGCTACTAATACAATTCTTCGTAAAAGTGGAACTGCTCTTAATGCATCTACTACTTATTCAGTAGGAAGCACCATTACTCTAGGTTCTTCCGCTACGGGTGGAAACGATGGTGAAGTTACTATTGTTAGTATTGCTGATGCTAATACTATGGTTGTTTCAGATATTGGGGCAGACGCTACTGATGACGAAATTACTATTGTTGGGAATAACTTTTCTCTACTTGCATCGGATTTGGGTCTATCTAAACTTACCCACATTGAAGTATTGGGACAGGAAAATAACTTAGTAAAACTAAATACTAAGTTACTCAACACGGGTGCTTTGTTTCAAGAAACAGCCGCACTTGCCGCTAATGGGGAATATTTGGTTCTTGAACCATCTACTCTTTCAACGGGTGCAGTAGCAAATGGCGATATTGGCTCATTTAGAATTAGAGCATACGGTCTACTTTGAGGTGATTAAGTGAGAGTAAAAAATACTACGGGTGGAACGAAAACTGTTCTCGGCAGGTCATATCTCGGTAATCAAGAGTTTAACGCTGATGAAGAGTTGCGTGGTATTTTTCTAAGAAACGGTTTTACCATTTTGGAAGAAACTGTGGAGGAAGTGGAAGAGGTTGTTGAGGAAGTTTCCGATGATACAGCCTCTCCACTCCCCGACTTAGATAGTATGACGAAGAGAGAATTGCAAGCACATTTGCGCTCTCTAGGTATTCCATTCAAATTATCGCAAAATAAGTCTGACCTTGTTGGTCTATTGAGTGAAGAAGAGTAAGTTTTATTACTTACCTATCTTTGCGTATAACTAAGGAGATGATAATATGCCTATGAATTCAACGAAAATAACAGCGAACACACAAGTTTCTTCAATTGGTGGGAACTTTGAAGGAGTAATTTACTTTAATGGTGGAACGGCCTCAGTAATTAATGTATTTGACAACAATACAGCAAATGTAACATTACCGTGTAATTACAATAATGACCCCACAATTGTAGCACCCGATACTACGGGTTTGAAGGTTGGTATGTTTGTAACAGGAACAGGTATTCCCGAAGGGGCTACAATTGTTTCTATTACAGATGGGACAGACTTTGAATTAAGTGCGTCTACAACGGGGGGCAATACAGTAGGTGGTCTGCTAACCTTTATTGACGGTGATAATCATATCGCTAAAATTCTAGTAGCCGCTAACTCTTCTGATGTAGTAAGAGGGCTTGACATTGTTTGTAGAAACGGTATTAAAATTATCGCTGATAACTTTACCTCACTTGAAATCTTTGCCCTTACTAATTAGGGGGCTAAAGGATGACAAATATACCAGAATTCTCATACATGCAACCTGAGAATATTAAAGAAGGTAAAGGCGATACCGTAGTCAGAAAGACATGGAATGCGGGTTTTGCTAAGGAGGCTTTTATTGCCTTTATTCTATATGAGGCTTCAAGCATTAACCCAAGTGTAAAGACAAAGATTGGTGATTCAAGCACCACCTTTGGTCTAAAAAATATGGCAACCTTCTTGTCTAGAAATCACAATATTGGTGGTTATGACGATTCGGAGTTTGACAAGACCAACCGTGATGCTCTAAAAGAAATTAGCGAAATGCCTTTGCGTAGTTTAATAGGTGCAGTAATGCCCGAAGAAAGCCAAACTAAAGTAGAAGAAGGTTTCTTTGACCAAACTACAAGAGAGAGATTAGGAAGACATTTGTTTTATGCTGAACAACATGATGAAATGATAATTGTTATGAAAGAGACAAATTTACCACTTTCTAATCAAATCACCAACCAAAGAACTTCTTCATTGAAGAAAATAATGGAGTTTAAGGTTGGCGACCTAATGGATGAAAGAAAGACTAATTTGGATTTTATCACCTTCTTTGATATTTTTGATGATGACTTTGTAAGATACTTTGGGGAATTGCTCCCTGTTTATGCTTATAAAAAGGGTAAGGCTAAGGTAAGTGAAGAGGTGCAAAATTATCTAGACTCTTTTCAAGATAAAGAAAAGAAAGCCGTTGCCGTTATGGGTTTAATTGACGGTGTTTCTAATTATATTGAAACCGCTATTCAGGAATATTATGGTGGTATATTCGACATGGGAGAAAAAACCCGAATGGGTGTAATGGGCGAAATAGGAAAAAGAGTCAAGGGAGATATTTACGAAAAAAGACAAATGGGTTCAATTAAACTTTCACCGTCTGAAATTACAATTATTCAAAATCAACTTTTACCATTGGGTGAAGAGGGGGCTAAAAGTAAGGCTGAGAAACTTTTCGGAACATCCGAAGTAATTCAAGTATCATTTGGAGAACGAACTTCTGCGTCTGCGAGTGCTACGGGATTTGACCCTGCGGAAGATTATTTGGGTAAAAGAGGGGTGGAAATTAACCTAGAAGCCATGTCTAGAGAACAATGGGAAGACCTAGTAGCCACACTAATAGAATACGGTGCAAAAGGTAATAGCAGGTCACTTCAAGGTAAAGGTAAAGCAATTCTTATGGATGCAGTAGAAGGTTTTGTAGAAAAAACAAAAACAGAAATATTTGGTTCTATGCAAGAATTTGCTGAATTTGAAGATGAAGTTAATAGTAGAATTGAAAACATTTACGCTAGTTCTAGAGAACAACAAATGGTTACACCACAACAAAGAGATGAACTTGATGATGATAAAACCATAGGTGCTGATTCTTCTGTATATTTAAGTTCAGCCGACCTATTGGAATATTTGAGGAAATTGTATAGAGAAGGCGAAGTTACTGTTAAGGAAAAGGAAAAAACCTATGAAATAGAGATAAATGACTATGAACCCTATACTACAAAATATGGTAGGTCTGTTAGAAAATTAGAAGGTAGAAGGAAAGACCAAATTAAATTTAGCCCAAGACTAATTGATTCAGAAGAAGAAGGTCGAGTAATAAGAGAAAGAGCCAATAGACCAATTGAGGCACTTAGAGATATTTTTAGTAAAACAGAAGCAGGATTTACAAAGCAAATGAGAGGCGTTTATAGTTTGGCTAAGAATAATCTGTCTGGCGACAACAGTATGCTAAAGGGTTTGATTAAGATATTCGGAAGTGTAGATACATCTGAATATGATGAGCAATTTGAATTGGGAACAAGTCTTTCTGACTTTGAAGATTTGGAACTAAATATAAATGAAATAAAGGATGAATATGAACCATTTGTAACATTTATGTTAGAAACTATTGAGTTAATAGATAGTAGACAAGAATTTGTAAATAAAATGAAAGGATTGGCTATGGATTCAGAAAAGTTGGATGAAATTGTAGATAGTTTTTCCCTATTAATGAATGACATTAATCAAGGTATAGAGAATATCGGTAGAGAACAACAACAAGGACTTGAAGAAATAAATGTTGAAGAAGGTGAAGAAGGAGAGCAGGAACTACAAAGTGAAGTAGAACGTAGACAACAGTTGTTTGAGAATGTTGCTGATGAAAAGACAGGATTCAAAAATGAATTAATTACCTATTCTGATAGCCTGTATAATATTTTCCAAAACATAATTTTCGATGAATTAATGAATCCTAAATATGAAGAGGCTACGGAACAGGAAATAAGAAGTCTTTTAGAAAGGGCTACCCAATCAGAAACCAATAAAGTGGGAATACCTCAGGAATCAATAGATGTTATATTAATGAAGTTGAATAAAGTTAATTTTATTGTGGATAATTTGGCACAAAAAGACATTAAACAAATAAAACAATTTATTCCTAAAGTTACAGTTGCTGAAGGTATTGATACTGTTAGGGGAAATTTAGATAAACAAATAGATGACATTTTTCAAGGTATTAGTGAAACTATGGCAGGTAGTAAATTAGGCGATGTTTCTACTTACGGTTCGTTGGAATTTACAGTTACACCAGAAAAGAGAGGATTTAGATTTAAAGGTAATTACAATATTAAGGGTAATGTAAAACCCCAAATATCTAGAGCCTATATTAGTTATGGAAAAGACGCTAGAAGCGCAACAACGGCAGGTGGAGATACGGTTGCTGACCTACAAGGTGGAACAATGATTTCAAAGCCACTATTAGAAACATTGGAGAAGATTAGAGTCGCTCTAAATACTTTAAACAATGCGATATAATTATAAATAAGAAATAGGAGTAATAGACATGGTAAAGATTGTAACCCCATCCGACATTTCTCTTAGTGTTGTAAATTATGATGGTGGGGTGGGCAGTTACACTACTGCTGTTAAAGTAGCCGCACTATTGGGTATTGCTGATTTTGTTTCCGCTAGTTCAGGCTCGGCTACTTCTCCTACATTAGAAGAGGTGGGAGATTTAATTAGGAGAGCCGAAGATTTAATTGATGAAACTACAAACTCATCATGGAGAGAAAATTTGGTAGAAAATGAATTTCATGACTTTGATTTTGACGACAAGTGGAGAAGTTATTATTCCGATTATGTGGGCAAAATTAGACTAGAAAATGAGAATATTAGGAAGATTATCCGTATTGCTACATGGGAGGGAAACAATTACAAAGACCTAGCATCAGCCGTAGCAACAGTTACAATTAGCGATTACACTAATGTAACAAGTGTAACTTTAACGGCAGGTGGAACAACATGGACACTAACAGCAGGAACAGGAACAGGACAGTTTAACAAAACTTTTGGTAAAAGAACTACTGCTATGGAATTGTGTTATTTGATTAATGAGCAACCGCCTAGCATTACTGCACCATTTACGGGTGCTACTACTAACAAATCACTCTCTTCTAGCGGAAGTAATATTTCAGATTTTTTTTATGCTAATTTGGAGGAAGATGAAACTGTAACAATTGTATCTTTATTGCCAGGTTCTGATGGTCAAAATTGCACAATTGCAGTTAGTGGTTCTGGTATTAGTAAAACTGATTTTACAGATAAAGAAGAATATGACAGAAATCAAGATTGGTGGGATATGCGAGATACTGGAGACATTTTCTTTAGGTCTGATTACCCAATCAGAAGAAAGCATTCAATTAAAGTTACATACACATATGGTAATCAAAGAGTTCCCGCAGTTATTGAAGATGCGGCTACTAAATTGGTGGCTTGTGAATTGATTGCCTCCGATGATTCATATGTCCTATTGGGCAACGATTCTACAAATGGTATGGACTTGAAGAGTAAGTATGATACTTATAAGGCTGATGTTGATAAGATTCTAAAACTTAAGAAGAGAGTTATTTATTATTTGGATGGTGATTGATATTTGGGAAAATATCATCAAGGGAAGAAGTAGGCTTTCTAAAAAAATGGACATTATGCAAGCCATTATCAATGTTTTAGATGAACATTTTGATGAATTTGCTGATGAAGATGAAACAATTGATACTAGAACTTTAAAAGAAAATCCATTTGTCGAAAGATTAAAAGAAGAATTAATGGGAATGAGAGAAGAAAACAATGTTACATCAACGGAAATAGGACAATTTTTAAAATTTAGATACAACAATTGGTTAAATAATTTTCTAAGTAGGGGTATAAATAGTCCTAGAAGAAGAACTGGTTATCATTTTTTTCGTCATTCAGGGGGGAGTCATCCTAAATATAGTCATATTGCACGTCTTAAAAGTATTGAAAAAGAAGATTGGAGAAAAAAGGCTAGTGAAGATTTTAGAGAAACTTCCGATGAATTAATGGCATTACAGCAACTTCTATTTTACATGGAAGAATTGCTTAAGATGTTAAGACAGCCCGAACCCGATATTCCTGAAATTATCAGATTCCTAGAATATAATGTAGAAACCATGAGGGAGGAATATACATGAAGTGGCAAGACATATTACAAAAGAAAAGTAAGGCTCGTCGCAAAAAGGGTTCAAAGCGGGCTAAGAAAAAAAAGCAGGGTAAAAAAGATGCCTGTTATTACAAGGTTAGAAGTCGCTATAAGAAATGGCCCTCCGCTTATGCTTCTGGCGCACTAGTTCAATGTAGAAAGGTGGGGGCTAGTAATTGGGGCAATAGCAAAAAGAAGTGATTACCATGATTGTTTCTACACCTTACGTTGAATGCTATGTTAAGAAATCCTTTCTTTCTGGACAACCGATTTTTAGAAAAGATGAAACCATATTTGGGGTTATCAAAGCAATTCGTTTTATTCGCAACCGTGCGCCATTATTCGTAGTCTACTTTCCGTCAATAGGCGCACTATATGACAAAGTAGACCAATGTTCAATTTTTATTAGAGAAGAAACACCACAACAACAAATCACAATGAATGATGTTGGGTGGTGGGATTCCATATCAGATAATTGGCAAATGGTTCAAATTGAAGGGCTTAGGAACTGCACTATTTTTATGAAGAATAGAAAGGGAGTGCCGAAGAAAGGTAATTATTTGTGGACTTGCGACCCCTTACCAGAAAGAAATGTAGACTACGGACTTTCACAAGTATGGAATGAACACAAGACAAAAACATTTTTCTTTGACGAAAAAACAGGCGTTTTGTGTAGTGGTCCAAACAATAAGATTAAAATAATAGATTCAAGTTTATCACCATTAGAGATGCACGATACGTCTTGGCTTAGAGTTTATAATGACCGAGATTATCCCGACAGAATTACAATGGAAGATGAAGGGCGTTTTGGCGACACAGAAGAATGGAGTTATT